AGCGGCGCGCCGGCGGGAATTCGGCTATTGCCCGATCCCGCGTTCAGCGGGATCAATCCGACCACGGGGATGCTTGATGCGACCTTTCCGCTGGCCGCCAATCGTTTTATCCCGATCGAGCCGGCGCCCGATTACAGCGAGGGGGCGGTGAGCATCATCAAGGATCAACCCGGAGTCTCGCCCTTCCCAAATGCCACGGCGCCACCCTGGCCGATCGTCGGAGGAGGCTTGTATCCTTACCCGGCCGCGGCGCAGGGCGCCCCGAGTGTCCTGATGATCGAGGAATGCCCCGTGGATACCGGAACGGGATTGCCCAACGAGCCGACATCATGGTTTTGGAATATCCGCGTCGGCGAGAAGATCCAGATCGGCAACGCGGGCCGGTCCTACACCGTGGTTGGACCGATCACGACAACCGCGGCCGGTGGCAATCCGGATTGGTTCGTCAACGACGGGTTGCCGGGCTCCACGCCGCAACTTCAGCGCATGTACACGCTTCCTAACGGTGGCTTTGTCACCCGCCAGGTCGAATACCTTTTCCTGGTCAACGGCCTGGACGACGACGTCGACGGTTTCGTCGACGACGGGTGGGACGGAGTGGACAACAACCTCAATGGAATCGTCGATGATGCCGGGGAGTGGACGGAGGCCGAGCAGTGGCAAGGCTCGCTCGCTGGGGGCCAGGACGTCAGCAAGACCGTGACCAGCGTGCCTGGCGGGACGCTCGGGTTCCTGAACCAGCCTTACGCGATCACGCGCAGGCCCGTTCCCAGCTCCAAGGGTCGCGAAATCGCACTTCCCTCCGGCGTTGTGATCGATCTGACGACCTGGTCGACGACTGGTGAGCGGTCGCGCCTGCCCGTGGTGGCGCTGAACGGAAGCATTCAGGTCTCGCCGTCCATGAATCAGAACAATGGATACGTCGAGTTCCTGGTCAATCCCGACGGTACCGTCGTGACCACGACGCTCTACTCGTCCCCCTCCTCGTCCGGGCTCTCCAGCTCGTTCTTCCACTTCTGGTTGGCCGAGCGCACCGACGTCACGGCGCCGATCCCCAACCCGAACCCCAACCCGAGGCCCACCCTTCCGGTCGGACTCATCCCACAGCAACTGCTACAGGGAGGGACTTATCCGCCCGTCCCCCGGATCAAGGGGGAATACCGCCTAGTTACCGTCTTCTCGCGGAGCGGCCAGATCACCACCAACGACAATGTCCCGTTCGACAACCCGACCGCCCCGCAGAATGGAAGCAGCTACAACTTCAACTTTCCGTTCTTGCAGGCGCAACAGGGGATTGCCGGCGGCCAATGACTGCGGGCGGAAGTCTGAGATTTTGGTCGCGTTGGCAGATTACCTCGGCCTCAGCGATCAGCTCGAGCTCGCACTTTCGCTTCGGTCCGGGCGGCTGGTAGCGGTTGGCGGCGGCCATGTAGCCGAGGATGAAGGCGGCTTGGAGATCGGCCGATTGGCCCATGGTTAGCCTCGGTTGTATCTATCGTAACGGAGGTCGATCGCCCGTTGGAGCAAGGTTTGAAGGATGCCGTGCTGGTCGCCGACGATGCGGCCGACCATACAGTGCAGGACGATGGCGGCGAGCTCTAGTTCACCTTCGTCGTAGAGTTGCTCCACCGCCCGGTCGAGGGCGAGCTGGGATTGGCTCTCGCGCGTGGCACCGCGGTTTTTCTGGATGCTTTCGCGCACGATGGCATCGAGCTCTCGGGGTTCAAGAGACACTTCAATTCGCGGTCGCATGGCAGCGGGCCTCCAGGAAGCCGAAGGCGATATGGCTCTCGGTAACGCTGGTTCTCAAAAACGCTAGGTGGTTACTCAAAACCCTCAAAACCCTCAAAAGTCCCGGGTTGGTTGCACGCACTATTTTTGACGCTTTTTTCGCATAGCTTTAATGCTGAACGGGTTTAGCGTCAAAACCGCGATTTTTCATGGTTGGTTGCAACCCGGGACTTTTGAGGGTTTTGAGGGTTTTGAGTAACGGGTTAGGCATTTTCGAACCCCGAGAGGAATCCGGGGTTCACGTGGAAGACTGGCGACGGGGGGCGGCCGTTTCGGGAGGCGGGGTCGGCGATGGCGGCGGGGCGGATAACGCCGCGCTGGGCGAGCTCGGTGAGAGCCTCGGTGAGCGTGCCGTCGTCGATCCAACGGCGGGCCTGGCGGAGATCGCGCAGACTGAAATGGTCGAGTCGCTGGGTGCGAAGCCAGACGATTATCGCGGTGACCGCGCGTCCCCGCCGGGTCCCGGCTCCCCGCAGCAAGCCGTGGGTTTTTAGCGCATGGCTTTTGAAATAGTCCGCCAGATCCCAAGCATCATCGATGATTTGTGGTTCGATCGCGGGAACCGCGGCTGGGTCGGTATCGCCGGCGGCGTGGTGTAGTAGTGTGAGCACAAGTGCGAAGCGACCGGCGTACTCGCGCATTTTGCCCCAGTTTCCGCGGAGGTCTGGGTCGAACTCGGGATCGTTCATCTCCGCGACGTGGGCGTTGTATCGCTGTCGCCACCTTTCCTTGGCTGCTGCGCTCATGGCGATTGCGAGGGGCCGGGCCTGATGTTGCTTGACTATGAGCGGGCGGTTCCAGAGTCGGAGCACCAGATCGGCCCAGGCGCGAATGAGTTTCGCCGGGACGCCGCGGTCGCTCCATGCGCTCACCGCTCGGAGATCGGGGAAGCTGAAGAGGTAGCGGTCGACGAAGCCGTCGCTAGGGCCTTTGGCGGCCCCCAGGTCCATCAATCCGTGCACGGTGAGGCCGCCGACGATGCTTAGCGCGGGGTCGTCGCAACAGATTGGCTCCTGGTTTTCGTGGCCGACGCGGTCGGTTACGATTCTCTGGCCGGACCATAGTTTGCACGCTATCGCCCGGTCGCTTCCTCGACCGCCCTTGTACTGATTCATGCCGGTCATGAATGCGGCCAGTTCGTCTCGGATCATGACGAGGCCTCGGGGGTTTTGCTCGAGCAGGCGGTTAAGCGCTTCCATGGTGGTGTCGTCGACGTCAATCCTGGGGCGCTTTGGCCGCGGGGGCAGGGGCTGGCGATCGGCGAAGGCTTGGGCGCAGAGTACCTCCCATTGCTTAATCACTTTGCGGTGCTCGCGGCGCAAGAGTTTGTCGATGGCATGGATTGGCTCGGAGCACGGTTTGAGTGCCGGCGTCTTGCCATCGGACGGGATTCCCACGCATGCGGCCCAAAGGGTGGTTCCGACTGCATATCCGGGCTTCAGGAGGAGGACGGCGGACCGGCCGATCACACCGGCGGCGACGGCGAGCATGGGCACGGCAAAGAAGTCTGGGGCGCAGCCGATCGACTCGGCTCCGGACTCAGCGAGAGCTCGTGCGGGCGCCGGCAGAATTTCGAGCGGGAATGGCTTAACGGATGTCCCTTCGTCGAGACGTAGGGGCGGCCAGGGCGGCGGTTCAGCCGCGGCGGTGGTCTCCTCGGCGACGAGGTCGTCGAGCGCTGCGAGGATTTCGTTTTGGACATCCGGGTCGAGGGCCTGGAATCGGGAGTGCCGATAATCGCGGGGCACGGCGGCGAGCTCGAGCGCGGCATCGGCGAGGTGATCGGGTAGGTCGGCGATTTCCGCTTGCGGGACGTCGGCGCCAAGCAGCAAGCGACGGAAGACTGAGGAGGTGTTCGTCATGGTCGGGCTCCTTCCGCGATGCGGTAGCTGGTGTGGGTCTGATAGGTTCCGTTTTTGGTGTGATGGAATCGCTCGACGATGAGGCGCCGTTCGAACACCAGGGAGTTGAGGGTTACCGTTCTGATCTCATCGGTGATCGTTTGGAATGGGTCGACGAACCGCCAGATTTCGCCGGCGGTTACGGCGCGGCCGAAGAACTTCACTGCACCGAAGCAGCGGTCCTTAATCTCCTGGACGGGGAGGCTTCGTCCCTCGAGGCGGATTGTGGGGATCGTGCTGGGCGTCATGACGTGCCCCCTTCCGTGCGAGGGTTGCGCGCGGGCAGGATGTCGGCGGCGGTGAGGGGGACCGTGGCGTATTCGGTATCGGTCCAATCGGGCCACCAGGTGGGGCCGTTGTCGAGGTGGTAGCGGTACTGGTCAGTCCAGTCCGGCCACATCGACGGTGTGAAGTGTTTCGCGCGTCGCTCGCAGCGGCTCAATGGTTCGGCGCGGACGCGGAAGGTCAGGATGTGGATCCGGCGCGGTTGGGACGTGGAGACATCGTCTCCGGGTCCGCCAGAGGCGGGCGGAATAAGGGGCAACATTGCAAAGATCCTTTCATTTGCCGGTCGGTTCAGTCGGGCTCGCAACCACAAACTGAGTCGAGCGGGGCTTCCGTAGTTGCCAGTGATCAGTTGCCGGTTGCCAGTTCCAAACTGGCGGAGCAAGTCACTGGCCAAGGAGAACTCTAACGCGCTAGTGCATGGGTGGCAACTGGGGGTCGGGGTCGGGCCAGTCGTCGGTGTCGTCGGGGTCGCGTACCGGGACGCGGGTCGGCTGCTGACGCTGCTCCAAGAGCTGGGTGAGTTTGGTGACGGCGAGGGCGCCGAGGAATGCCGTGGCGATCGCCAGCAGGGCGAGGAAGGCTTGCGTTGTCGCGGTCATCGCGGGGCGACTCCGTCGAGGATGGGGAGGCCGGTTTTTCCGGTCAGGGCTTCTTCTTCGATGTCTTCGGACCGGATGCAAGCGGCGCGGTATCGCAGCTCGATGATTTTGCGGTTTGCCTTGGCTGTTTTCAGGGCCTTGAAAAGGCCCGACGTTCTGAGCGCATAGCGAGCCTCGGCCTCGTCGGCGGCGGCGGCGTCGAGCTCGTGTCGTGCGTCCCTTCGGATGTCGAAAGCTTTCTGTAGTGCCATATGCAGTTCCGTCTGCGGCTGGGCTTTGGTGTCAGTTGTCATGGGATTGGTCCAGGACTGCCAGGGTGTAGGGTGGGTCGGGGCGATGGCACAATTGGCCGATCGGGAAAAGTCCGGGGGACACGTAGACGACTAGGTTGGCGAATAGCGAGCTTTCGATGATATGCCGCCGGCCATCGAGGTCGGCGTCCTCATCGCAGGGATCGACGGGGGGCATCCGCGGGCGGCCGGCAAGGTAGTCGATCAGTTTTGGGTGCTTCATCGGGAGATCCCTCGCTGGCGCGTCGGGTTAGTGGGCTGGGCCTCGTGGACGCAGGCGGAGCAAAGATCCTCGTCAACCCAATAGCATCCACCGGGGCAGGCGTCGTCTTGAGTGCATCCGCAGATTCTGCAGGAGCGGAGGTCGCGGCGTTGTTTGAGCCAGGTCTTGAAGGACATGAGTCGGCCGACGGAGCGCTGGGGCTGCCATTGGACGTACAGCCGGGCGGCGGCGAGCTTCCAGGGTTGCCAGTGGAGGATGGCTGTGGCGGTGTGGCGCACGCCGTGTTTGGCGAGATGGTCGGAAAGGGCCATGGCGGCAATCAGGCTGAGCTTGGGGCGTTTCAGGGTTTTCATGGTCGGGGTTTCCAGGTGATTGTTGCGACGATGATGGCGAATTCGGGTGGTGCGTTGAAGAGGCGTTGTTTGCCGATGCAGGGCATCGGATTATCGAGGCGGACAGCGTTTTCGTATAGCCAGGCAAAGCGGCCGTGGCGGAAGTCGCCGAAGGCGATCTCTTGTGGGCCTAACTGGGGAAGAATGTGCTCGGTGCGTTGGATGTCGACGAGCTCGGCGACAGCGATGATAGCGCCGAAATCGAGACCGAGAGTTTGGAGCTTTGTGTGATCACACCGAGCCGGAAACCGGGTTCCGGCGCGCGAAAGGATCTTGAAAAACGGCTCTTCGTAGCACTGAAGAGCCATCCTCACAGTCCAGTGTTGCGCGGCGTGAATGGCCACCGGTCCGCGATAATCTGTGCGCCAGTTTCTCGTTTCATAGCGTTTAGCTCCGACTGCGATCAAGTGGGCCCATGGCTGCCAGAGCGATTGCGCTTTTATGGTCCTCATGGTCCGGGTTCCTCGGGGCGTTTCGGGATGGGGACGAAGGAATAGGGGTCGGGGCCGGCGAAGTGGAAACGGTGATGCTTTTTCACGCGGGTGCTCTCGCGATTGAGGTCGGAGGGGATCCAGCAGAGTGAATCGAGGGGCACGACGCGGTCGGGGCCGATGGCGTGCTCAACCTCGTGGAGGAGAGCGCCGGCATCTTCGTAGTTCACGACTGCCAGGATTTGCACGAGGGCGCAGACGTGGATGCCGGAGTCGGTGGTTCCGCGCCAAACTCGCAACCAGTGCTCGCCGTCGTGGGTCACGAGGTCGGTGGGTCGCAGGGTTATTTGCATGGTGGTCCTTTCGTCAACCAAGGTATTTGATGCGGGCAACGAAGTGGCCGCGCGTTAGGGCGAATCCGTACGGACCGAAGGTGATTCCGGTCTCAGAGTCGGCGTCGCCGGCGTGGATGCGCACGCCGATCGGATCGCCGTAGATGGGGTCGGCTTTTCCCCATTTGGAGCGGCGGATCACACCGAACCAGAGCGTGGAGTTTCTGAGCTCGGCGAAGAAACAGTGCTGTTTGACTTCGAGGCCGAGAATCGGAATGGTGAGCTCCACGCGGCGGTGGGTGCGCATGTAGTCGATTGCCTGTCGCAGGGATCGGGGATGGGTTTTTAGTGCCATGGGCGGATCCTCGTGTTGGAAGCGAAAAATGACTTTCATCCATGCGGGATAACTTCCGTCCCTGGGTCCTTTACCTCCAGGGGTGCGGTTTGGGGGTTGGGTCCGTGATTGCCGTTGCGCGGCAGGCGGCGGCGCGGACTCGATTGACTTCCTTCAAGCAGACTCGGCAGCGGCTCGAGTAACGTCGCGTGGAAGGGTAGTGGTAGAAACTCGACGGCGGTTTGGGGACGCCGCATTTCGAACAGAGTCGGAGCTCGGCTGGCGTGTGGTCGGGTTTGGGTTTGCCTTTGGGCATTGGTGTCCTGTCTGGCGGCGATCGCCGGGGGGATGGGTACCGATTCCTCCAAGGGATAGTATAATACATGGGCGTCCGGAGGACGCAAGATAGGTGTCCATTGGACGTCCACTGGGCGTCACATTGCGATTTAGTCTGCAGACGGTTAGCATTTCGAATTCGTTGGGGGAGGCTGGAAATGCATTCAGGGATCGAGGTGGTAATGGCTGCAAAGGGCCGCAAGGGGAAGGCATCGGGCCACAAGAGCGAGCGGATCGGGACGATCTGGGGGCGTCCCGAATGGAAGAAATGGGTGCAGGATTTCGCGGTGTTCAATCGGTGCGATGTGGGGACGTTGGTCGATCAGGCTTTGACGCGGTTGGCGCGGGAGCAGGAATTTCGGGAACCACCGGAGAGGTAGGTTGTGATGGAAGCATTGACGCCGATCGAATTGGTTATGGCCGTGTTTGGGGCGATGCATATGGCCGACGGCGTCTGTCGGACGATGCCGTCGCAGGCGCTGATGGATAAGCTAGTGGGCGAGCTCTGGCGTGAGGAAGAGATCGAGGTCGCGGCGGCGGTGCTGTCGGTAATGGCGGCGCGGGCGGCCGGCGACCAGGCGGGTGTGGCCGGGGCGCTGATGGAGCGCGCGACCGAGCGGGGTTATGCATGGTTTCTGAAGTCTTGTCCCGGGTCCGCTGAGGAGCTAGAGCGGATCGTAAGGGATTTCGGGGCGGGGTGGCGGGGGAGTGAGGCGATGCTCAGAAAAGAAGAGGGCGGCAAATACAAGCTCGAGGGTCATGAGCCGGTGCTTGTCGAGGATCTAGCGGAGTGGGCGCGGTGGTTCGAAGCGGCGGATCGGGTGGTCGCTCAGGATTTTGTCGACGATGCCGAGGTGGCGACTTATTTCTTGGGGCTGGATGTTCAGATGCACGAGGGCGGGCGGCCGCTGCTGTTCGAGACGCAGATTATCAGTCCGTGGGACGTTTACAATCGGCTCGGGCGGCGTTATTCCAGTTGGGACGAGGCGGCGGCCGGGCATGCGTTGGTCGTCGAGGCAGTCAGGAAGGTCGGGAGGGTCGTTGCGGAAGGCAATGGCGAAACGTGAATTGGCGGGAGGGTGAAGTACGACTTCCGGGGTGGGACGATCCCGCGCTGGCGCTGGTGCCTATCCCGCCGCGCTGGCTGCCGTGGCTGACGCGGTTCGCGGGCTCGGCGCAAATCAGTGAAGGCGAGCTAGTGTTGGTAGCGCTGACGACGTTGGCGCGTCGGTGGAAATTTGAGGAGCCGCCAGGCGGGACGGGCTCGCTGCAGCGATGGCCGGTGGATAATGAGGTGGCGGGGTTAACAATGTTGTGCCCGAAGTGCGGGGGCGATGGGGCGCTCGATCCGGTGGATGAAAGCGGGCCTTCGGAGTTCATCGTATGCGATCTGTGCGACGGCCGTGGGCGGACGTCGCCGGGGAAGGCGATGGAGTGGCGCGAGCAACAGGCGCGGAGGTGTTAGGTGACGGGGTTTTTCGTGCGGGTGTATCGTCGGGCGTTGGAGGTTAAGGGCCCTCTTGGGGGCGATTGCTCGTGTCAGGTGCCGGTGACTGTCGAGATTGAGGCGCTTTCGGTCGAGGAGCTCCAGGATTTTTTTTGGGAGAAGAGCAAGCCGGAGATCATCAATTGGGCGGTGCGGTTGGCGAAGTGGATCGGGGACCTAGGCTCTGCAATGGAGGCGACGTCGGCGGAATTCCGATCTATCTCGGGAACGATCCCAGAATCCCGGGGTGGAGGACAGACGGATGGCGCGGAAGATCAAGGAACCGGAAAACCAGAGTCTCAGGGGTCCGGAGAAACCAGTTAAGGAACCGATGCGGCAAATGACAGTCACGATTCCCGAAAGTCTGGCGACTCAGATCGTGTCCCTGTCCTATGCGCAGCGCATGCGAATTTCCGAGTTCGCGACCAAGCTGTTGCGTCAGGGTGTGGGTCGCTTCAAAACGGAGGGTTTACTGGGAGTCGGCGCGCCGGAATCCCAAAGTGAAGCGCTCATATCTGCGTAGTTTTTTCGGTTGAAACTGTGCGCGTCGCGCAAAGCCGACTGGGGTCCCCTGCTCTGCATGTCGCGTCGTCAACGGGGAAGGGGAGGGCGCGAAAAAACGGCGGCTCGCCGGGCATGAGGAGTGCCGGTTTGCCGCCGGGAAGGCTACAACTCTTTGGGGACGCTTGGGCGTACGTACGTCCCCTCTGGCGGGAGTAGCCGAGGCAGGATAACGAATTGTTGGCGGGTCGCTAGATCAATCCTTCCACAAGCCTTGCAGCTTGTTGGACGCCAGTCGCGTATAGATATCAGTGTTCTGGACGTTTTGATGTCCCATCCAGACTTTGATTATCTTGAGGTCGACGCCATCGTTAACCATCTTGTAGCCACAGGCGTGGCGGAGCATGTGGGGGTGTGCTGCGATATCAAGACCGGCGGCCTGGGCGGCGCGGAGGACGATCTTGCGGAAGGCATCCGGGGTGATGGGCTCGACGGTGCCTTTTCGCTCCCGCCTGAAGAGGAATCCTTGGCGATCGGGGCCTAGCCTTTTGAGCGCTCGTATCTCGACGCCGCGCAGTGGGTGCTCGCCGGAGATGGATCCCTTCTCCCGTTCGATGTAGATTTTGCCAGCCTCGAGGTTGATCTGCGACCAGCGGAGGCGGACGAGCTCGCCGACCCGGAGCGCGTGGGTGTAGGCGATCAAGATCATTGTTGCGTCCCGGTGGCCGTGCCGGCCGAGTCCGAGGGCGGCTTTGCGAATCCGCTCGACTTGGTCTTCGGTCAGGTGTTCGCCACCGGGCCGGCGGGTCTTGTTGTGGGGGACGCCTAGCGGACGGATGGGCGGTGGGCTCGGCATCGAAACTATCCGGTTCCCATTAACTTTCCGGTTTACATTGCTCGGACGGTGCGCGGCACATCCTGCAAATCTAGTGCTTTCGCGCTCGGTTTTCGAGCAAACTTTCCCGTTTCTAATCAGAAGCGGGAAAGTTTTTGGGGCCGCGCTGCGTCCGTTTATGGGAGCATTCGGAAAGCCAACTGGCCCCTCTCGCCCGTCCGAACCGGGCATAGCCGGGCGTTCCGCTCAGTACGTATGCCATCGGGGCGGCCGGCACCTACTCTCACTATTGCGAGGCGATGCCTCCCCGGGTCAGGCGTCCTTGCCTTTTGCCCGGGGTGCGTTCGGCCTGTAACACCTTTCCCGACTATAACAATCCGATCTCTCGGAAAGGTCGCGGTTAGGGGATCGATCCGGGTGTCTCGCCGCAATAGTAGGGGTAGACAATCGGTAGTGGCTCGGCGATGCACATCAAGAGACATCCACCCCCATGGCCACACTCGAGCAGCGCGACGCGCTGACTGCTGAGCTCGATTTGCTCGCGTGCTGGTTTGCGGAACGCTACGCACGGCGCGGGCTCGAATACGACGATGGGCGGCAAGAGGCGCTCACGGCGATCTGGGTTGCGTCGGGCCGCTACGACCCGATGCGGTCAGATTGTCACGTACCGTTTTCGGCGTTTGCACGCAAGTTCATCATACGGGCGCTCGAGCGGGTGCTGGCCAAGGCGCGATCGGCGGGTTTGGTCGCGGCGCCGACCGGGGTGCGGCGCGCGGCGGTCGAGCTAGATGGCATTGCCGGCGTGGGTACGCAGGGGGGCCGGAACAGTATCGCCGATGCGGTCCGCGATGCCTTGGACCGTTGCGATCTGCTTTCCCAGACTCTGGTCGTGCGGCGCTACGGGCTGGACGGGCTTTCGCCATGGTCGATTATCGAATGCGCAAACGAATTCGATCTTACCGTTCGGTCGGTGAAAAAATTGCTGGCGCGGGCGCGGTCGATTATCGCGGCCGAACTCCAAGCGGCTGGTTGGGATCCGGCGCGGTGGCATCGGCGAGTGGCGGTCGAGACTAGCATCAAAGCGGGCTGATGCGTGATGTCGGGCGCAATGGTGAAGGTGTGCGGCAAGAGACGCGGAGAGAGCGTCGCGGGCGGCTGTTCGGAAAGCGCACGGCGCGGGCTCCGTATCAGCTAAGGCATCCGACGTGGGAACAGTTCCGGGCCTGGAATCTATGGCAAGTCGGTGGCTGGGGCACGTGGATCGAGTTTGATTATCACCGTTTGCTGTTCGAGCTGCCGCAGCCGGATCTAAGGATTCGTTGCTGGGCTCGGGGGCGGGCGTCGTATCGGAGCATCGCTCGGTGAGAGCCTCGTCGATTGTCGGGTTCAAGAGGTGGCGGGTGGTCGCGCCGGCCGGGTTCGTGCAGACGGGGCCGCGGGGCTTCCGGGAAGTGTTCGAGGTCATCGAGGTGCAGGCGAGAACGAAATCGGAAGCGCGGGCCAGGGCCAAGATGGCGCTGGGTCACCCGGTCAGGCTTCCGGTGGGATCGGAGTTAATGCTGCAATGACCGTGAACGCGTTTCTGAAAGCTCGGGAGCGGACGGAGGTCCTGGCCGCGGCGAAGAACGAATCTTTCGGGTATTTCGTTGGTGTCGGGACGGAGTACGAAGAGATCGGTGAGGCCGTGCGGATGTACTGCGAGGAAACGCGCAAGGCCAAGGAATCGCTGGCGAAGGCGGAGACGTACGAGCGGCCGATCCGCGAGCTGGCGGAGCGGATCTGGCTCCAGCGAATGGCGCACGACGGAATCCCGAACGCGGCGCCGCTGAAGCTGGTGAACGCCGATGGGACGACGGTCATTTACACCGTCCAGGATCGCACCGGCTCAACGTCCCTCGAGGATAGGGCGCTCGAGGAGCTCCGTCTCGCGGTGGGCGCGGAGGCCGTGCATGCGGTGCTCGAGGAGCGCACCACGTACAGTTTCGATCCGAAGATCATGAGTCGGCTGGTGACGCTGCCGGGACGCCGGCGAGCTCGGACGATCGAGCAAATTGTCGGCGAGCGTTTGACGGCGATGAGCGACGACCTCGTGGTCAACGGGGTCCTCACGGCCGACGAGGCCGGAGCGCTCATCACGGCTTCGAGCAAGCGGACGCTACGGCGGGGCTTCCTTCGCGAGCTGCCGGTGATGTGTGAATACAAGGTCGGACGGATCGCCAAGGCGATCGCGGCGCTGGGGTCGGCGGTGGTCAGGTACATCAAGGCGGGCTAAAGGTCGATGCACGGCAAGTGCGGTAAGCTCGATCCGGACCACAATCCGCGGGCGTTGAAGCTGGCCAAGTATCTCACGGGTGAGGCGCTGCCGGCGCCGACACCGATGAGGGATTGGCTCACCCCCGTCGGGTACTACCCGATGTTGGGCAATGATGTCGCCGGGGACTGCACTTTTGGGTCGATTTATCACCTTCGCCAAGCGGTCGGGGTGGCCAGCGGTAACATCTTCTCGCCGACGAGAGACATGGCCATCGGCGGTTATTCGGCGCTGACTGGCTATGACCCGAGCACCGGGGCGAACGATCGCGGCGCCCAGATGCAGGATGTGATTGAGTTTGCTCGAGCCGGGAATTTGCCAGGGGTAGATCCGATCGCGTCGATATCGCTGGATTGGACGAACGCGACGGAGGTGATGCAAGCCATCGACATCTTCGGCGGGGTCTACTTCGGGATCCAGTTACCTTCAACGGCGGAGGAGCAGTTCGACGCGCGGCAACCGATCGATGTCCCGTGGTGGCCGTTCATCCGCGGTGGCCACGCGGTCATCTTGGGTGGGTATCGGAATGCCGATTTTGGGCCGGATTGCGTTCTCTGGGGCACGGTGGATCCGAGTTATCCGTCTCCGGTTTTGCCGATGTCCTGGCCGTTCGTCTTCCGGTTTGGCGACGAGGCCCATGTGATTCTGTTTCGCTCATGGTTCACGACCAGCAACGGGGTTGTGGAGCCTAGCGATAAGGCGCCTAACGGGCTGGATTACTCGGTTTTGTGTCCGGATTTGCAGTCGCTGGCAGCATGAAACGGGTCTCTTATTCTTGGCTCGATGTGCTGTTGACGGCGGCGGCGATCGTGCTGGCAATCCCGCTTCTGATGTACTGCATTGAGGCGATTTCTGAGGCTCTGGCGGGGCTCGACTGAATGCTCAACGTGGCTGGTCTGATCGCGTTCGTGGTGACGCATCGTGCGGCGGTGGCCGCGGTGGCTTATTTGGTTTATGTCATCGCTGCCGGAAATACGGCGGCTTTGGTGCCTGCCGTTGTGGGCGTCATCACGGCGCTGGGGCTGTCCAGTCAAATCACATTTGCGGATCCGGGCCGCGTGGTTCGGATGCGTTCCCGCGTATTCGATCGTCTGACGGGCTCATGATCCACAGCAACCACATCGAGGTGCATCCGCTGGCAATCATCGGGTTGATGATTTGCGCGCTGGCGAAGATCGACCCAACGGGGCTGGCGGAGCTCGTCGGGCCGCTATTGACGTTTGCCGGCGGTCTGTTCGGCATGGCCGGTTACTGGCTGACGAAGCGGGAAAACAGCAAGCAACTCGAACGGTTATACGACTTTGAGCATCGGCGGCGCAAGCAATTGCTGGTTCCTCCGTTCCTGGCTGCCGACGCGGTGGCCGATTCCCCAAGTGATTAAGGGCTGTGGACACATGACGCTACAGGATCTGTACAACCAGGTGCTCACCGATCAGGCCGCGCAAACGGCCGCTCAAAGTGCATTGGCATCAGCCCAGGCCGCGGTCGATAGCTCGGCCACTCAGACCACGACGGATCAGGCGACGTTTGCGACGGCGATTGCTGCCGACGCTCCGAGTGGGTTTGGCTATGCCGACTCCACGAACGTCTACATCATCTCGCCATCCTCGGCCGCTCCAGGCTACTCGGTCGTCAGCTATCCGCTGGGCTCAACTGTCTCTGTCAGTTAGCTATGCCCACCCGCGTCCCGACGCATCGGCCTGTAGCAGTCGCCGTCTCTCGGCATAGGGACTACGACAGGTATGCCCGCAATCGGGACGCTAAGGCGTTCTACTCATCGCCGGCCTGGCGATCGCTCAGGCTCTCGAAGCTAAGGCAAGAGCCATTGTGTGAGCCGTGCCGGCATCGCGGTTCGTTGGTAGTGGCGAGCATCGTGCACCACAAGCGGACCATTGAAAGTAATCCAGAGCTGGCGTTGGACTGGGACAACCTCGAGTCGATCTGTGCCTCATGCCATAGCCGTCATCATGCCGGCGATCGCGGCCATGGGCACAGTGCACTTAGCCTGGCCGTAAATGCATGCACATCGGCCGGTACACCCATGCACTCCCCAGGGGGGGAGGAATTTTGCTAGGGCTCGATCTCCCCAGGCCGCAGGCGGCCAACCGCGTTTTTTCGTGCAAAATTGCGGGTCGATTACCAAAGGAAATCCGCTTTGAGGCCGCGCATGGCGAGCATTTTGCGGGCGGCTCGGTCTCTGATGTTTAGATATGGGTTTTCGATGGGGTTTGCGGTGCGCGGGTGGGCGACGATGATGCCGAATTTATCGATGTTGGCCGTAGCCTCGTGGTACTCCATAAAGGCATCGGCATAGATGGTGGCTTGGTCCTTTCTCGCACCACGCTTGGTTAGGGCGGTAATTATTTGATGCTTTGTCATTTCGCCCAGGTTTTGATGCCTTGGAACATCTTCAGTTCGCTCTGCTCGAAGGCTTTGCTCAGTTTGGTCGCCGCCTCCGCCTCGGCGTTGGAGTATTTCTTGGGCAGGACGGGGAGCTCGGATTCGAGGCGCTCGACCAGTGCGAAGTCGTCGCCGCCCTCCGTGATGTCGAGTTGTTCGAAGCGCGGATTGAAGTTCAGGTTCATCGATCCGCGGAGTAGCAAGCGAAAGGCGGGGTTGAACACTCTGGCAATCTTGGCATGG